AGCAGACTTTGCTGTTGGACGTTTTGACGAATTTAGAGTTACAAAAGGGTTAGCACGTTATGCTACAAACTTTGTTACACCATCTGGAGAGTTTGCAAGTGATACTAACACTAAACTATTATTGCACTTTAACAATGCAGTAGACGGCTCGACAGAAATTATTGATGATACTGTTATTGCACAAGATATTCGCTTTAGTAACGGAGCAACTGCTAATTATATTACACTAGCAGACCAAACAGATTTTGGCGGTGAAGTACGTGCAATTAGCAGTGCTAGCATATACGGCAATTATGGTATCGTAGGTGATGGACCTGGTGTACTAATGTATTTGGTCAGCCAAAACTTAGCATATATTGGCGTTGGTAAAGAAATTGATAACGATAAAGGCGATGTAATACAAGCAAATGAAGTTGTTGAAACAAATAACGCACAAATAAGATACAGCAGTGTAGACCACAAAGGCGACTTTAGAGTTGGCGATTTGTTTTATGTTAACCAAGCAGACGGTACTGTAGACTTTAATAGTGCAAAAGTTAATATTAATACAACTAATGGCATGACAATTACAACTGGCAGTAGTCAAACAACTGTTACTGGTGAGAAAATTGATACTGGTAATTTACGTCTAAGCGGCAACACCATTGAAAGTTTAAGCGGCGATATTAACTTAAACGCTGATAGCGGAACTGTTAGAATTAATTCATCAAGTGCGCTACAATTGCCAAAAGGCAACACAGCAGCTAGGCCTACAGCAGCAACTGGTATGATTCGGTATAATACCGAAACAGCATTGTACGAAGGTTATGACGGCAACTGGATGGCACTTAACGGTGTTTACGATTTAGATTTAGACACACGTATTACAGCAGAACTTACTCCTGGTGCAAACGATGGAGTAATTAGATTCTACATTCAGGACAGTGTAGTTACTACAATTGACGCAGATAAGTTAACTACTCCGAGAATCGAAGTAGATGATATAAGTATTGATGGCAATAGTATTACTACTGAGACTGTTGATACTGATTTAGCACTAAGTGCAAACGGCACAGGCGAAGTTGTTATAGATAATTTATCATTTAAAGATTCTACGATAACTAATAGAGAAGTAGACGGAGTATTAAACTTCCAACAACAAGGTAGCGGATACTTTAAGATTGAAGGCACAAATGGATTTATTGTTCCGGTAGGAACTAACGTACAACGACCTGCATCAGCATACCGTGAACAAGGAATGGTACGTTATAATACAGAACAAAGATATTTAGAAATATGGGACGGATTTAGTTGGGTCTCAGTTGCAGGCGCAACAGGATCAATTAGTTTTTCAGCAGCAGAAGACTTAGCAATAGAATACGTATTAACATTAGGATAAGAAACGATGGCAACGCAATTTAAAAATAAAGTAGTAAAAGATATAGGACCTGTTCCTATACTTGCACTAGAAACAGATGGAGCTACACGTTCGACTATAATTGGTCTTAACATGGCAAACTTAACAGATTTTATAGTGTATGCAAGTGTATTAGTACATGACGATACAAGTGTCGAAGGCTATTTTATGAAAGATGTGATGGTACCGCCGAATAGCAGTTTACATGCACTAGCAGCAGGTGAAAAATTAATACTTGCACCAACAAACGAATTATATCTAGTAGCTGATCAAGATGAAGCATTAGACGTGGTCATAAGTTACGTAGATATTGTATAAGGAATAAAATTATGTCAGCAAATTACACAGGATTTACACCAGATCAAATTAACGCATCAGTGCAAGATAGATTCTTTTACGGACTTCGCAGAACCGATAACGGAGAATTATTTATTGGTAAAGCTGACCAACTAAAAGCAACTGACTCTGTTACAATTAATAAATCAGGGGATCCTAAAGATAATTTAAAGAACTTTAGTGAAGGCAGTGATTTTTTTGAAGGCAGAGATGTACACCACGAATTAGTTTATAAAAATTTAAATTATGAACAATTTCAATGGAACAATAGAAATATAGCATACTATATTGACAGTAATGGTGAATTAGTTGCAAGTGTAAATCAAAAACATGTATATGATGATAATTCATCATCAACCGGATTATAAGAGAGAAGTAAAATGGCAGATTTTAATTTAGATAGAATTCGATTTAATTGGAAAGGTACTTGGAGTACTGCATCGTCTTATGTTAAAGACGATATTATTTATTATGAAGGTAAAGCATTTGTATGTTTAGAAGGACACACTTCTTCAGCAATTGACTTTTATAACGATAAAGATGTTGCTCCTATACAAACTATCCAAGTAACGGTTAATACCGACACACTAACTGCTAAAGCACACGGTATGTTTTACTTTGATAATGTCGAAACTCCAACATTAAAATTAAGAAAAGGTAACACTTATATATTCAATCAAACTAGTGCGACTAACACTACCTTTGGCGAAAGTGCCCATCCGTTATTGCTTAGTGCTACGCCAAATGGCACACTTAACGGCGGCGAAGTGTATGATACTAACATTATATACTATATAAATGATCAGGCAGTTACTAGAGCCCAATATCTTGCTGGCTTCGTAGCAGCATCATCTAGAAAATTCCAAATTACAATTGCTAACGATATACAAGAATTATATTATTTTAGTACTAATGAATTAGACATGGGTGATAGTATTCATGCTAACCATTCGTCTTATTGGGAATTAATGTTTGACGGCTTTACATGGAAAAGTGATTGGAAAACTGCCACATTTTATCCCGAAGATTCAATAGTAAAATTTCACGGATATATCTACAAATGTATAGATTCGCATACGTCAACAGGTGTTGACTTTCCAGGACTAATAACTGACACTAATTATTGGACACTCCATGCAACTACTTACAACTGGCTAAATTTATGGACAGTTAATACTAATTATTCAGTCGGCGATGTAGTTAGGTATAGTGGTACTACTTATATTTGTAACATACTACATACATCTGCTAGCACTACATTTATAGGATTAGAAGATGACCAAGCAAAATGGACAATTATAAGTAGAACAGATAACTGGAAAGGCGACTGGTCGACATATACAAGATATATAGCTGATGACCTAGTAAAATACGGAGGAATAACATATCGTTGTATACTTCAGCATAATAGTAACAATTTAGTAGTTAATGGTTTAGAGGTAGATCAGGATAACTGGGAAATTGTAAATAGTGTTCTTGAATATAAAAATGAATGGACAACTGCTACTCGATACAAATCTAACGATGTTGTAAAATATGGTGGAACATTATGGAAAACAATAGTAGCTCATACGTCAGCGGCACTTTTTAGAACTGACATAGTAAAATGGTCAGTTTATGTTCCGGGTTTTGAGTTTGAATCAATATGGGATCTTACTACAGAATATCAGCAAGGTGATATTGTTTTGTACGGCGGCTATAGTTATACAGCACTAACTACTCACATTGGATCTGTACCTAGTGCAAACGGCGAATTACAAGATACTGGAGATTGGGAAGTATTAACTACCGGATACAAGCATCTTGGAGATTTTGATACCGCAACAGCTTATACTACTGGTGATGTAATCAGAGAAAGCGGTTATTTGTATATTGCACTAATTGACAGTCAAGGTGTTGATCCAAATACTAATCCAACTGAATGGCAGTTATTAACAACAGGATCTCAATGGAGATCAGATTGGTATAATACTACTACTTATTATTTAGGAGATGTAACTACAATTGCAGGAACTGCATATCAGTGTAAGCTAAGCCACAGCTCGGCAGTTGCAGCAACTAATCCAACGACGGATGTAGGTAATACTGATGCATATTGGGTAATACTAATACAAGGATCTCCAGGCAATGTATTGACTACACAAGGAGATATTAGAACCCGCAATGCAGCAAATGATATTAAATTAGCTATTAGTACTTCAGGAAGTGCATTAAAAGCAGGCTCAACAGAGATTGCTTGGGCAGCGTATGCAACAGTTGATAACGTATTTTACGTATCGCCTGAAGGTACAGACATAGAAACAGGCGGATTACAGCCAAACTCCCCTTTTAGAACAGTAAAATATGCATGTGATCATATACAAGCAAATATCGATAATAATACGACACAAAGTACTATTTTTATTAAGACAGGGTATTATGAAGAAATAACGCCTATTAAGATTCCTAGAAATTGTGCATTAGTTGGTGACGAATTACGAAGTTCTATAATTGTTCCAGCAGCCGGGTATGAAGCAATTAATATGTTTTATGTAAATAACGGCAGCGGCATTAGAAATATGACACTGCAAGGTCTGTCAGGAGTTTTAGGAGAAAATAATCCGTATCTTACAAAGCGACCAAGTGCAGGTGCATTTGTAAGTTTAGACCCAGGTACTGGCCCAAATGATTCATCAGTATGGATTACTACTAAATCACCGTACGTACAAAACGTAACTACTTTTGGATCTGGGTGTATTGGTATGAAAATTGATGGTGGATTACATCTAGGCGGCAACAGGTCAGTTGTTGCTAACGACTTTACTCAGGTCCTAAGTGACGGTATTGGTTACTGGGCAACAAACTTAGGTAGATCAGAGCTAGTATCTGTGTTTACTTATTATTGTCATATTGGATATCTATCAGAAAACGGTGGAATACTTCGAGCAACTAATGGTAATAATTCTTATGGAGAATATGGATCTGTTGCAGAAGGTTTCAATCCAAAAGAATCGCCTATTACCGGAACTATAAACAATAGAAGTTTAGAAGCACAAGTAGGAAAAATATTTACATACGGTACTACAGAACAAAAAATTATTGCTTTAGGATATTCAACAGCAGGCGAAACCTACACAAGTGCTAATATAGCATTTGCTGGCTCTGGCATAAATGCAGCAGGATCAGTTAGCGAAATTAGAAATAATGCAATAACTCAAGTAAGGGTTAACGCTCCAGGCGACTCGACTATTCCAGGAGGGTTAAATTATACTAGAGTAGTAAACTCTGCACAAGAAGGCACTCAATATACAATATATATATCACAGGCAGACATAGGAACAGAAGCAGATTACGTAGGTCAACGAATAGTTATTATAAGTGGCTTAGGCGTAGGACAATATGGAGAGATAACTGCATTTGATACAATTTCAAAAGTTTGTGTAATAAGTAAAGAAACTGATGGCGCAGCTGGTTGGGATCATTTCTTACCAGGATGGCCGATAGAGACGGTATTAGATCAATCAACTAGGTATTCAATAGAACCAAAAATAATGGCAACAGAACCGTCATTCACAGTTGCAAGTGTAACGTCACCAGCAGTTAGTCCTTGGGATCGCTTTGCGTCTAACGGTAGTAACGTACTAATGGTAACAGCATCGCTTGCTAGCACGGGTTTAGGAGCTTATTTTAATCGAACTGCAATCAGTACAGATAGCGGAGCCACATACACTGATTCAGTGTATGCTCCGGCGTTTACAGATACTTCTACTATGCTAGACATGCTATACACTGGCGATAAATTCCTTTCATTAGCAGACACAGAATTTAAGTTAACACTAGGCGCAGACGCTACTGAATTTAGCGGTGGCACAAACGCACCGGCAGGCAGAACATGGGTAAGTGCAGCTACAGACGGCGCTGGGACTGTTGTTTTAGTACAAGATAACGGAGCTGTTCGTGTAATGACTAATCACGGCGGAACTAGCTACGCAGACTATCCGGGCTCTGACACTTCGACAGCAATTGCAGGTAAAGCAATGTATGGACTTGGAAAGTATGTAATTGTCGGAGATAACGGAAGTGTTGCATACTCAACTGATGCCGGGGCAACTTGGACTACTACTACTTTAGCAGTGACAACAAGAGCATGGAATGATGCTATTTACGCCAACGGAATATATGTAGTAATATCTACTGCTGATAATATTGTTGCTAGAAGCTTCGATGGCATTAGCTGGTATGAATCGACAATTCCGTCACAAGAAACTTTAAATAGACTCACATACGGCGCTGGATTATTCTTAGCACACGGTGGCGCAAATCAGATAGCAATTTCTCAGGGCGCTGATACTTGGAAAATTAATGACGAAGGAAGTACTGCTTACAGTACTAGTCAAGCTGGACAATGGAACGCAGGTATCTATGTTCCGAGTACAGCAGAGTTTTTGCTCTTTAATGCACAAATTGGACAAGCAAGTGACCAGGTAGTTAATAAGATATCAACCGGTGCAAGACCAGTTTTAAGAGCAAATGTTGTTTCTAGTAGAATTAGCAGTGTTGATATTTTTGATCCTGGCAGCAATTATTCTACAACACCTGTAATAACTTTAACTGATAATTCAAATACGTTAGATGCTAACCTATTAGCAAGAATAGCCCAGGGCGTACTTGCCCAACCAGAAATGACTAATCGTGGAACTGGATATTTTACTGCTACTGCTGAAATAACAGGTAATGGCTATGCCGATATTTTCCAAATTAATAATAAAATAACAGTTGCAGGATTAAGTATACTGCCTGGTCCAGGAGACAATTTAAATATTATAGGAATTGATGATGTTCAATATAGTATTACAGCAGTAGTTTCATCAACAGGATCAGGACCGTACAGTGCAATATTACAAATAACTCCTCCAATGGGCATAGATGAATCACCTGCACATAATACACAAATTACAATTAGAGAAGAGTTTAGTCAAATTAGACTGACTGGCCATGATTTCTTAGACATCGGTACTGGCAATATTAATTCAACTAGATATCCTCAATTATATTTAGAAGGTGAAGATCCTAACACACCAAGGCAACCGTTTAATGAAACAGTTGTTTCAAACGGTGGTCGAGTATTTTATACAAGTACCGACCAAGATGGAAACTTTAGAGTTGGAGAACTTTTCCAAGTTGAACAAAATACTGGTATTGTAAGTATTAATGCTTCACAATTTAATCTGAGTGGATTAACTGAATTATCTCTAGGCGGTATTCAAGTTGGCGGCAGTGCTGTTGTTATTAAGGAGTTTAGTAAGGAACCGACATTCCTTGCAAATAGTAATAACATTGTACCTACGCAACATGCAATTATAACTTACTTAAATTCTAGAATATCAGGCGGTGGGTCAAATGCTAATACTAACAGATTAATTGCAGGACAGGTGCAGATAGACACTACAAGTGTAACGTCTACATCAGGTCTTCAAATTAATGTGCCGGTAAAAGCAAATCTAACAAAAGGTATGGTGGGACATTATTTGGCAAGCCAATTTTATTCCGCTGGATCGGCTTTTGAAGAGGTAGAATAAAAAAAAATGATAAATATTAACATAAAAGTTGGAGCATTAAATGGCTGAGTTTAAATTAGGTAGAATTAGATTTGTCTGGAAAGGCAATTGGACATCGTCGACTGTATATTACAAAGATGATATTGTAAGGAATGGCGGAAACACATATGTATGCATAAATGGATACACTAGTTCAGCAGATTTCCCAACAGACGCACTATCAAAATGGAATAAAATTAGCGATGGCCAAGACTGGAAAGCTGATTGGACTACTAGTACATACTACAAAGAAAATGATGTTGTAAAGTACGGCGGCAATTTATATGTTGCAACTATAGCACATACTAGTGCTGCAACTCTTGCTAATGGTTTAGAAATAAACAACGGCGCAATATTAACAGTTGGCACAATTAGTGCAGCTGATGCAGCTAGAACAGCAGGTACATATACAGCAATAACTCCTGCTACTGATGGCATTGGTGTTGCTGCACAAGTTACTGCAATTGTAGACGGCGCTGGCGCAGTTACTATTACTATTACAGATGGCGGCTCGTTATATGAGATTGGTGATACTCTTACACTAACTGATGCACAATTAGGTACTGGCGGCGGAGCTTCATTAACGTTTGTTGTCGTAACTATAGACGATAAATGGAATTTATATGCAGAAGGTTTTGATTATAAAGCCAACTGGGCAACTAATACCCGTTATAAAATTAATGATATTGCAAAATATAATTCTACTAGTTATATTTGTGTGGAAGAACATACAAGTAATAATGATAATGCTAACGGTCTCGAAGCAGATCAATCTAAATGGCACATATTTTCAAAAGGTGTAGAGTGGAAAGCTGATTGGGACACTGCAATTAGATATAGAGTTAACGATATTGTAAAGTACGGCGGCCAAGTTTACGTATGTAACGAAGGTCACACTAGTGCATCAACAGCAAGTAATGGACTTGAAGCAGATCAGTCTAAATGGGATTACTTTCATAAGGGTATAGAATACTTAGGTGATTGGGCTCAGCCAACACGTTATAAAATTAATGACATTGTTAAATATGGCGGCGGCGTTTGGATTTGTACAACATATCATACTAGTCAAGCAACATTTGCCGCAGACGAAAGTAAATGGGCACAGTTTGTAGAAGGCTTAGAATTTGAAGATACATGGAATGTTGCGTCAACCTATCAACCAGGTGATTTTGTAACATACGGTGGGTACTCTTATGTTGCTAAAACAAATAACGTAGGACAAACAGAGCCATCTACTAATACAACCGACTGGGACTTGTTTACTACTGGATTTAGTAACCAAGGTAGTTATAATAATGCAACTGCATATAAAGTAGGCGATGTAGTTCAAGTAGGCGGCTGGACATATCTAGCTAAATTAGCTACTACAGGAAACCGTCCGCCGAATGTTACCTATTGGGAAAGATTAAATACTGGAATCGAATGGAACAATGCTTGGGCAGATGCAACTGCATATGACCAAGGCGATGCAGTTAGGTACGGTGATAGTAGTTACATCTGTATTTTAGAACACACATCAGATGAAACAGTAGCACAAAATCGCCCAGATCAAGATGTCGACGGCAGCGAATGGAATATTTTAGCAGCAGGTCCTGAAACTTCAGTATTAACTACTCAAGGCGACATAACTTACTACGGCGGCGCTGGCGCTACTAGATTAGGCATTGGCTTACCGGGACAAATTTTAAAAATTGATGGTGCAGGAACAACACCTGAATGGGCATACATGGGCGCTGTAAATCACGTTTACTATGTTTCTACAGACAAAGGTACCGACAGCATTGCTCCGATATATGGTACTACTTTAGACCAACCTTGGAAAACCATACGGTATGCAACTGAGCAAGTACAAAACGGTCCGTTACGACCTAATGCTAAAACTTTACTTGATAGAAATAGAGCATTTCTTTCATCAGAAGCTAATGCATGGAAAGATGCACAGATTGCTGCTAATACCGGCATATGGGAAGGATATACTAGCGACTACCCGGGCAAGTGCGAAAGAGACATGGGACAAATTATTGATGCCTTAGTTTGGGATTTATCACACGGTGGTAACTCTCGTACACGAACAACGGCAAAATCATATTTCCAAGCTAATGGAAATTTACTTGCAGTGATTGCAGATGAAGACGAACAAACAGTTGCAGTAATTAATTATATGTTATCTATAATTGATAGAGTAGTTAGTAATTTAGCACCAGCAGCAACATATGGCACTTTAAATCAGGTTATTGATGCAACTCTTATAGAAGAAACAGGAAGTCAGACATTAATAAATTCATTAGTACAAATTATAACAGCAGCTATTACAGCTGGCGTAGATACAGCAATACCTGCAGACCGTAAACCTCAGAATACAATCTTTGTTAAAACTGGTGAGTTTGCTGAGGTATTGCCAATTATTGTTCCTGAAAATACAGCAGTAGTTGGGGACGAATTACGATCAACACGTATTACAGCAGCAGGCAGTCTAGTTGCAGCAGCAGATACACCGTATAGTTTAGATGCACTTTCTAGGCTACAAGCTATTATTAGTAACATTGTTACTAATGGTGCAGTAACTAAAACAACAGGCAACGCACTAAATCAAGTTACAACACAACCAGCAGGCGCAGCGGGTGCTGCCGCATTTGCAACAGAACTAGTGCAACAAATTTATGATTACGTTGGCTATGGTGTAAATGGGGCTACTGGGGATAGTACAGTACCAGTAACTTACGGAACATCTACTCCAAATACAACAACTGATTATACATATGCTGTTGGGGCTATTGAAGCTAATAGAACTTTCCTATTAGCAGAAATTATTGCATACATTGCAGATACATATCCTTCATATGCATATGATACAGCAGCATGTGAAAGAGATATTAGTAGATACATTGATGCTATCAAATATGACTTAATTTATACAGGAAACTATAAATCACTATTATATGCTCGTTATTATTCAAATGCTGTAATGGGTTCAACAACAGAAGACATGTTCTATATGCGTAATGGCACAGGATTACGGAACTGTACAGTTACAGGTCTAAGCGGAACTTTAAGTGCAGATAATGCATTTGGAACTAAGCGTCCGAGTGCAGGCGCATTTGTAAGCCTTGATCCAGGCTACGGGCCATCACACTCGGAAGTATGGATTACTAATAAATCACCATACGTACAAAACGTAACTACTTTCGGCACTGGCTGTGTTGGATGTAAGGTTGACGGAGATTTACATGATGGCGGCAACGATAGTATTGTTGCAAACGACTTTACACAAATTATATCAGACGGCATTGGTGTATGGTGTACTAACTTAGCAAGAACAGAACTTGTTAGTGTGTTCTCATATTACGGTCATATTGGTTACCTAGCAGAGAATGGCGGCAAAATCCGTGCTACAAATGGTAACTCGTCATACGGCGCATTTGGCACCGTTGCTGAAGGTGTTGACGCTACAGAAGTTCCAGTAACTGGTAAAGTTAACAACTATTCGTTTGAAGCAGTAGTAAGCCAAGTCTTTACTGATAGTAATGAAATATTAATATTTGAATATCAAAACGCAGGAGTTGGATACACTGTTGCTCCAACTTCTTTCACACTATCAGGTGAAGGTTATGGCGCCGTACTCGGAACAACTAATGTTTCAAATGGCGGGGTATTTGAAGTAAGACTATTAGACACTGCTAGTGCCTTTGGTGGTGAAGGATATGTTTCAGCAACAAATGCTTCTCAAGCAGGTACAAATACGCAAATAACGCTATCTAATACTGATATTGCACAAAGCGGCGTCTATGTTGGGATGGCCATATTTATTAAGTCCGGCGTTGGCGCAGGACAGTATGGGTATATTGATACATACAACAGCGGCACAAAAATTGCTACTATTAAAAAGTGCAGCGACGATAGTGCAGGCTGGGATCATTTAATAGGAAGTGCAATCGAAACTGTATTAGATTCCACCACAACTTACATTATTGAACCGCGCATATCATTTGCATCACCTGCTGATAATTTATATGCAAGTACTGCAAAAGGTAGAGCAGTTATTGAAGGCGGACAGATAGCTAGAATACAATTATGGGATCCGGGCACAGGATATGCAGCAGCGCCGGTGCTAACTATAACTGATCCAAACAATACAGTAGAAGCCCCTACTCAAGTTAGAATAGGCGACGGCGTTTTAAAACAGCCTACGTGGACTAATAGAGGAACAGGATTTGTAACAGCAACAGCTACAGTAAGTGGCGACGGTTATGCTGATTTATTTCAACCAGGGGCGTTTTTAAAGGTTAATGAGTTATCTGCAACACCCCTACCAGGATCAAACATATCATTTGCTGCATTACCGGGACAGTTCTTTAGGTTAGTTGCTATACGAGACTTAGTTGCTGTAGGAGGCAAGTTTACGGCAAACTTACAACTTTCTCCTGATATAACAGTAACTGATGCATTAGCACATGAAGCTACTTTTGATTTACGGATTCGTTATTCTCAAGTACGGCTAACAGGACACGATTTCTTAGATATTGGTACAGGTAATTTTGCAAGTACTAACTATCCAGGCGTACCAAACACTCCTGCAGATGAAACCAAGGAAACCAAAGATTTAGGTGGTGGCCGAGTATTTTATACAAGTACCGACCAAGATGGAAACTTTAGAGTTGGAACATTGTTTAGTGTTGAACAATCAACAGGAGTTGCAACACTAAATGCAGATGCATTTAATATTACTGGACTAAATGAACTTAGTTTAGGTAATTTAAGTTTAGGCGGAACAGGCGCAGTTATTAATGAATTTAGCACAGACGGAACATTTGTTGCAGATAGCGATAACATTGTGCCTACGCAAAAGGCAATTAAAACTTATATTACATCACAAATAGGTGGCGGAGCTGCCACACTTAATGTAAATAGTATTACTGCTGGACGTGTGGAAATATCCGGACAACAGATAACAACTACAACTGGTGAACAAATTAACGTGTTGCAAAAGATAAATTTTGCAAAAGGCGTTGACGGAGTACCGGTTGCAATGAATTACTTTTTACTATCATAATGGAGAATTAGAAAATGGCTACAGGAAGATTAGGAACTGCTGATTTAGCAGCAGCAACAAATACAACAGTTTACACTTGCCCAGCAGATACGTTTGCTGTTACAAGTGTATCAATATTAAATCGAGGAAATTCGGCAAACTCGATTCGTTTAGCAGTTGCATCACTAGATACTCCTACACTAGGAGAATATTTAGAGTGGGATGTAGAATTACTGTCTAGGGGCGTATTAGAAAGAACTGGTATTGTTCTAAGTGCCGGCAATAAATTAGTTGTAAGATCATCAAGTCCAAATATTAGCGTAGTTGCTTTTGGAATTGAAACCTCAACGACATAAATACATTAACAAAGGAATTACCATTATGGGAAGATATATATCAACAACTGGAACAGCAAACAATGTAGTTAGAGAAATTAACACTACACACCAAGCAGTTGCCAGCGAAAGACTAATATGCGACAGTACTTCTGCTGCATTTACTATAACATTGCCAACAGTTGCAAGTGCGCTAGTAGGAGATCAAATACAAATTATTGACGCAACAAGTCAATTTGCAGTAAATAACATCACCGTAGCTAGAAACAGTGCTTTAATCGGCGGCGCCGCTGAAGACTTAACACTAGATGTAATAGGAGTAGTAGTAACATTGTTATACACAGGTGCAACATACGGCTGGGTTATTACAAGTACTTAATTGTACATGAATTAAGGATAAAATTTTATGGCATCACTATCAACATTATTAAGATCTAGACAGTCCTCCGAAGGAGTAGAAAACAATCACCAGTCTGGTGATGTATTTTACTTTCAACCAGGCATCCAGACAACAGACACGATTACTGCATTTCAAAACCGGACCTGGACACCTTCGAGAGTAGGAAAGGTAGTTATTGAAGCATGGGGAGCAAGCGGTAGCGGCGGCAAAATGTGTTGTTGTGGTAATGGTGTCGGTGGTAATCCAGGCGCTTATTCGAAGAAGACATTTGATTCAGTAGCATTAGACGATACGTTTAGTATGGAACTAGGCATGAGTTGTGGCAACGACACATTGTGTTACAAAGGCGTAAGCCAGCCAACAACTTTTAGTTGGAACGTAGGCGGAGTAGCAGGAACATTATGCGCCCAAGGCGGCAACGGCGGAACATCAGCATGCTCCACATCAACGCAAGTATTTTGTTGCATTGCTAGTGTAGGTTGTTTGTGTAAGATGGATTTTGATTCATCGCCAGCTCCGTTCGATGGTGGTGGCGGATGCGGGATGGTATGTAATTATAGATGCGATGTAGCTGGTGGTTGCATTGCAACAGCAACAGGCGGCGACACAAACTTAGACGGCGGATTTTCGTGTACATCATTCCATCATTGCAATGCGTGTTGCTCGTGTCATGTAATGCATCACGTACGAACATCACCTGGTATATTTTCAACTAAAGGAAATTTAATAAACGTACTAATGGAATGCGGTGATGGATACTCGCAGGTTTCAGGTAACGGTGTGCATCAATTAATGCAAGGCGTTAGTAATCTAAGTAGAACTCCGATGCAAGGATTCCCAAGAGCAAACTGCTGGGCTGGTAAACGCTGCGGTTGTTATGAAGACCATTTATGTACAAGCTGGTTGCCGCATGGCGTGCCGGGAATACCAGGAACTCCGTGTGATAACGTGAGAGACTATGGTATGCGCGGTGGCTATGGTGCAGTTAGAATTACATTAATATAATATATAGGAAAAACAGAGAATGCCAATATTAAGCACAATAATAGCAGCTAAACTTGCCGCAGGGTCTGGCGGAGCTGAAGAAAATTTAGAAACAGGCGAAATAACTGTTTTTAGTTCAAATCGATTTCATAGAGGTCCGGCTGGATATAGCGACTGTCAAGTTTGGAAGTCTCCAGGTGCAGGCACAGCCGTTATTGAAATGTGGGGTGCAGGAGGCTCAAGCGGCAAAATGTGCTGTTGTGGAGCTGGACTACCAGGAAATCCTGGCGCTTATATGAAGAAAACGATTGCAACAACTGCTAACACATGGATACGAGGGTATACTGGTAGATCATGCTCAAATGACAATTTAGAATTTAAAGGCTGTAGTGAATCTAGTTGCTTTCTCATATGCTCGCCAGATGGCGGCCTCAGCGGCGATAATGGCGGCGTCAACTGCATGTGTTTGTGTACACAAGGTGGCGTAGGTGGCTATACATTCTGTACTGGCAGTAGTCAAACTTCATGTTGCTATAGTGCTAACAGCTTTTGTTGCAACGCATCAAGGACTTCTATGCCTGATGCTGGAACAGCATGTTTCTTAATATGTAATCTACGAAGCGGTTATGAAAAATGTGCATACGGCGGAGATATAAATTGTCACAGCATGACAGCAAATGGATGCAACTTTTCGTGTGCATCCTTTGGTAGTTGTTATGATTATAAATGTGGCGGACAATACGACCACGTAGCATACCCACCAGGGATTATTAGTGACAAGGGTGGAGTTGTAACATATCAATTAGAATGCTACTCGAATATGTACGATGGCACAGGCGGCGGCTTGTCCCAGCTACTAGGTGCGCTAAACTTTGCAGGATCAAATCCAGTTATTGGTGGAACTCCAGGAACAGCTTGCTGGAGTGGTCACAGAGGTTGTGGATGTTATGAACACAATCACTGCGTACCACAAATACCTTATGGAGTCGGCGCACCATCAGCTAATGCAGAAGGTAGCGTCCGGGACTACGGTTACCGCGGAGGCCAAGGCGCACTAAGAATTAAGTTTGTAGCAGCATAATAACAAGGAAAATATAAAATGGCATCATTATCATCATTACTAGGCAAACTTACTGAAACTAACACAGTTGAAACTAACCTAGAACAAGGACAAATTTTTGCTTACACTCCAGGCACTCAATCATCTCCACCCCACATTGGTCATAAACATTGGTTTAATGAGTGTGGTACAGCAGAAATTGAAGTGTGGGGAGCAAGCGGCAGCGGCAGTATGATGTGTTGTTGTGGTATAGGCTTACCAGGAAATCCGGCAGCATATGTAAAGAAAGTAGTTAGGGTAAATTCCGATAGTTACCTATGTTTCATGCCAGGCTTTAGTTGTGGCAATGCTAGCTCACTCTGTTACAGAGGATGCAGTAATGCAAGTTGTATGACACTTTGTACTTTAAATGCAAGTTCTAACAATGCATGTACTTGTATTTGCGCACAGGGCGGCATGAGCGGTCAGCACTACTGTATGGAAAGTTGTTCTCCTATGTGCAAATATATGGGTTGTAATAACTGTGCAACACAAATAGGTGGAAGCGGTTGCGGCATTATATGTAATTACGGCTCCACTTATAATCACTTAGCAGCGGCGTATAGTGATGACGCAGCAGCAACCTCCGTAGGCACTGACCTTGTTTGCCCGGGCGGATTTAGTTGTTTGACATTCTTAAATTGCAATATGTGCTGTCTTTGCTATGCGGAGTCACATGTACAAACATCTGCAGGAATATTTGGACCTAAGGCGCAAGTATTTTCACACAGGTACCAACCAAACAGCAACATGGCACAGGACAATAACGGCTTTGATAACTACATGAGAGCCATTGCTGGAATAACTAAAAATCCAACAATGGGTGCAGCGTATCAGGAATGTTACAACAGCTCTAGCTACTGTGGATGTTATGAATACAATGGATGCGCAGTAAGAGTACCGCCAGGAATACCAGGATACGGCGGAGCAACTTGCTCAGGCATTAGAGATAACGGCGGACGTGGCGGTCACGGCGGCATCAAAATTAAATTTAACCCTAACTAAATAGTTAACAAGGAGATTACATTATGGAAAAAACAATCCAACTACTTATGCCAAATGAGCCATTAAAGCAATCAGTATCAGATGGCAATACAGTAGATATAACATATAAAGGTAGACGATATCTTATTGTAAGCCACAATAAATCTGATAACGTAGTACAGTGTGTCGAAGCAAGGTTTAATACATTAGATGAGTGTATTTTAGCAGATTATATAGATGATAAAACAAATTTTCATATTCTAGATGCAGAGACGCATACTGCATTAGCAGCATATCTAACAGAAGAATATACACATGCTGAAGTTGATGACTTTGAAGAAACACTAGGTACAGGTGAAATATATAATTATCCCTATTCTGATTACGGAATTATCGATTCAATATGGGGAGACCCAGTCTTTGTATATGACGAAATTACTACAAATTATTCAGATCCAACATACCAACAGCCAATAACACAAGAGCAATGGGATCGATGCTTAGTTATGCAAAATGCATGGATAGAATCTATTGATACATCTGCATTAAATGAAGCACACGCTGCGCAAATGGTTACATATACTGCATTTTTTGCAGATATAGGCACAACCTATGCTGGTGTTGACTATTGGAAAATTCCACTACCTGTAAGACCAGTGGTTGAGTAAAATAAACCACTTTTAAAAACGCTTTCAATCTCGCCTAATAAGTATTAGTAGATATATTATACTTTAGAAGGAATAAAAATGAGGTCGAAAGCGTTTTTTGTAAACGGGGGTTATGGCAGAATGGTTTGTTCCATTCCTGCACTAGAACTATATGCAGCCGAATCAGGCGACGATGATTTTATTATTGTCTGCGAAGGCGGAACTGATGCATATAAAGGTCATCCTTTATTAGATGACAGAGCATACGATGTATGGCAAAAAAATCTATTCAAAGAAAAACTTAAAGATAGGGACTTAGTATCAACAGAACCTTATAGAGTTTTTGAATATTACAATCAAGAATGTAGTTTATCTCAAGCATTTGATATACAAATTAATAACAAAGGCATTAGGGAGTTATCTAAACCTACTATGAATTTTAGTAGAGAAGAGCTACTAGTTGGTAGAAAACTCATAACAGAAGTAAAATCAAAGGTTAACAAAGACAAAACAATTGTTATACAACCTTTTGGCAGAGGAATGCAACACATTGACGGATCGTTTGTTGACACGTCTGGTCGTAGTATTGAATATAAAGATTTAAAAGCGATCATTAGAGCACTACAGTCAGAGAAGTTTGTAGTAATTTTGATGGGTGAAATGGCTTTTGATTTCTCTAAAGAAAAATTCAACGACGAAGTTGCAATGCCAGAAAATGTAAGCTTGCGACAATGGGCTACAATAATAAAACATGCTGATCATTTCTTAGGATGTGATAGTGTAGGACAGCATTTATCGTATGTAGTTAATACAAAGTCGACTATAGTAACAGGTTCGACTTTTCCAATAAATGTTTCTTATCCAGAAGCAGATGATTTTAATATTGTTGATTTAGGAATGCACAATAGAGTGTATGATCCGATTAGAATTTTACCCGATGAAGCAACATCGAGAAAAAATGAAAACATTATGAACATGACAGTTGAAATACAAGATTATATTATTGACACTATACTAGGAAGACAAATTGATGAATAATACTGGATACATTGCAGGAATTACACGAGGACACAACGCAGGTGTCTGTTTATTAAAAGACGGTGAGATTGTTTTTTCTATCGAAGAAGAACGATTTACTAGAACAAAATATGACGGAACACCGTTTGCTTCTATGCTTAAAATTTTAGATTATACAGATAAACTAGATTATCTTGTAGTAGCACACACAACACCATTAGCAACTGACAATTATGTTAAAAGTGATTATACAGGTGAAAATATATATGTTGCGCTAGCAAGGAAGTTAGGACTTGTTTCTCGAGATAACCGAGATCCAAATAACCATCCCCAAGTAATTGATATGGCCTATCAACATCATAAACTGCATGCAGCATGTGCATTTTATAGAAGCGGATTTAAATCTGCTACAGCAGTTATTGTAGATGGCGCTGGCACGTTATATCCGTTTGAGTTTCCTTTTGCTCCTGATGTAAATATGGGATGGGAAACTGAAACAGTGTTTCATTGTAAGTACCCTGCAAGCATAAAAACAATATCTAAACATATTGGAACAAAAGGACCGATTGAGACTATTGTACATATGGCATCAGATGGAACTGATGATTATGAACTTGTTATTTCTGAAAATTCAGGAATTGTAAAAGTGTACGAAGGAGTTACAGACTTTTGCGGATTTACTACTATTGAAGCAGGTAAAACTATGGGACTTTTTCCTTATGGTAAACCTAACGATAAAATACCTCCGTTGTTTGAAACAACTAGTGTACTTACAAGAAGCAATCGTAGTCTTATAATACCAAACTACCCTAGAGGTTCTATAGTTAATGCAGCGCCGTATGAAGAATTAATGTATCCTATTTCAGGTAACGTTACAGGAGAACAATTAGATGAAGATGTAACATTACTTCAGAATAGAAGAGATATGGCATATGCATGTCAAACACAAACACAAGATGTATGTTTAGATTTAATCATAAAATCTGTAGAAAAAACTGGAAATAAGAATGTTGTATTTTCTGGAGGTTATGGATTAAACTGTGTTGCTAATTATTATTTCTTAACAAAATTAAATGAGTTAGGAATTAATTTTTATGCAGAACCTATATCCAACGATGCAGGGACAGCAATGGGTGCTGCATTGTTACAATATAGAACAGTTACAGAAGATACTACTGTACATCCTAAACAAGACACTGTATTTTTAGGCCCTGAACAACATTATACTAATGATGATATTACAAGTGTGGCTGCAAAATACAATGCAGAAGTAACTGACGCAACACATGCAGATGTTATCGAATTAATGACTAGTAAAAACATTGTTGCTAACTTTCAAGGACGTTCGGAGAATGGACCCCGTGCATTAGGTAATAGAAGCTTAATGTTTGATCCTACATTTAAAGACGGCAAGGAATTTGTTAATGAAATTAAACATCGCGAATACTTCCGTCCATTTGCTGGATCAATACTTGCTGAAGATGCACATGAATGGTTTGACCTGCGTGGCATGGATGATGCACCTACAATGATGTATGCTGTTAAATGTCAGCCTGGTGTCGAAGAGAAAATTCCTGCTATCATTCACATAGACGGAACTTGTCGTATCCAAACAGTTACCCGTGAACAGAATCCGCATTACTATGATATTATTAAAGCATTTAAAGAAAAGACTGGATGTCCGATTATCTTTAATACTAGCTTTAATCTTGGTGGAGAACCTCTTGTAGAAACACTTGATGATGCTATTCGTACACTAGAAGACTGCAGAATTGAATATCTGTATCTTCCTGAACATGGTAAGTTAATTACTGTGAAGAATACATAAATATAGTATACAAAGGAGCCTGTGAATGTTTAATCTTTCAAATTTTTTTAGTAATGGAGTTAAAAACAGTCTTGAACTAAAAGATAATGCAAAATTTTCACATGCAGGCCCATATATTTTATTAACTGAAAAAACACTTGTTGATAACTGGCACATAGGTGATATAGGATCAGCTGAATACACAATATCAGCTGATCTTAATACTGCTAACAAAGAGCTAGTAAAGTGCCTTATTACTGCTTCTGTAAATGATGCTAATGTAGTAATTTATGCAAGAAACACTACTAATATAAGTCTTATAGATTTAGAAGTTAGGATAAATGATTCATATTTAGAATTATATGCATCACCTACTAATATAAAAACAGCAAATTCAAAATTAATCTATACAGTTAATTATTTTCGTAATCAAAATCCTCTTTAGTGCATACCTGTGTATTTTGGTAAATACTGTACGTAGGAGGAACTAATGAAACTAGCAAATAATAAATCTTTTCAATCACAAACTGGATTTAACTCTCCCGGATTTACGGTTGATGATGACGGGAATATTACCGCGTTAAGTATTTCAGTATCTGGAATATCAGAGTCAGATGGCATTGCTAATTTTAATGTTACTGACGAATCTGCTGACACTGTATTTAGAATACAAGACCAAGCTGGCGATAATCCTTCATTAACATTAGCAAGAGGAACAACTTATGTTTTTGATTTAACGTTATCCACTTTGCAGTTTTATATAAAATCAACTGACACAGTAACTAATTTTAATAACGGATTGATACATAGTTCTGGCACTTCCCGTGCCCTTGCCCAAGGCCTATCATCTGGAAAATTATCATTTACAATTCCTTTATCTGCCCCGGACGTACTTTATTACTCTAACGGATCAACAATAACAGGAACAATTAATGTAATTAATCCTGTAGGGTTGTTTAGTGATGCTACAATAAGCAACGAGTTAACTGTTGAAGGAAATCTAATACTTGCAGGTGTAGGCAGTCCGCAACTTACTTCGGTAACTAATTTAACATTTAGTGCTGGGAACGAAATTAAATTATTAATAGACGAAAATTTAGTTGGCTCAATTGCTAGCAACGGATTATCAATTCCAATAAATACTAGTAATATTGTAAATAGCAGTATTGAGAATAGTGTAATCGGAGCAATTACTCCGTCAACAGCAGCATTTACTTCAGGAAGTGTAACTAGTTTACCTACAAAAGACTCTAGTTTAACTAATAAACAATACGTAGACAGTACATCACTGGCACTATCGATAGCATTTGGATTATAAAATATGGCAAAGACGCAACTAAAAAATTATGTATTTAAACCGGGCATCGGAGTT